TTGATTTTTATTTACTTTCTTTAGACTTCTTAGGAGTCTTCGTGACCTCCGGTTTGCATTTCTTGCAGACAGGGACGAGGAGATTAATGTAATTAGTCTGTAATTTCATCATTCCACATGCCGTACACTTATAGTTATCCATTGTTCTTCCTTTATTATTAACAGTTACCGCACGCGACCGAGATGATCACGAAGCCTAGTATAATTAGTAGGTCGATACCCATGCTTTACCCCTTCCTATGGTTACGAGCGGTATTAGCCTTTGGGCTTAGTACTCGTAAGTTTGAGAGTTTATTGTTACTAGGGTTCTCATCTTTATGATCCACCTGCTGCTTAGTCTTCAGTTTAGCTAAACCTTTGGCCTTACGTGCATTGTTGACCTTAAGTCTAGCTCTGTTACGTGCTGCTCTCTTAGCCTTAACGTGTGGCTGCGAGTCATACTTACGCTCTTTACTATAGTCTCTACTCATTAGTGTGGAGCCTCCGTAAAGGGTAAGTTATCTAGTAGGTTATGAGCAGGCGAGCCAGATTCTATCACTCCCGCGAACGCACCAGCGTCCTTCAGATACTGTCTGGCAACTGCAAGTTCGGCGGCTGTTGCTGCTCCGCTACGAACTCTAGCTAATAAGTCTTTAGCCAGTTCCGCTTCTAATAATTCTAAAGTATCCATAATAATGCCTCATTTAATGTTTCCTGATTCCGTCTAGTCCAACCTTTGCCATATAATGGGTAGGTCGTCATGGCCTCGTAATGGCCTTGTCTTACATGGGAATACATTTTGATTATTGATTCTGTTGACTCAGGAGTCTCTGTAAGCCTCCATACAGCCCTTAAAGTTATTGACCCTATGATGCCATCAGCCTTAGTCCCTACGATGTTCTGTAGAATCTTAGACGCTCTGGCGACACCCATATTCACGGCACAGTCCATTACCATGAGATCTAATCCTGTGGGTAGGACGTTACACTGACACTTAAGCCAATAGTCCGTCCAATAGATCTCTTCGGCTTGGCTTTCACTCAAGCTAAGAATGTCTAAGTGCGGGTACGCTCGTTTAGAAATACCGAAGTTAGTCTCTCCTCCAGCATCCTTAGGATCATTCACGTATCCACCTTCGTGTTTTAATATAATATCTATAGTCTCTTTGAACATATCTATCCCTTCATTACTTTGGCGATCTTCTCTCCACTTCTGCCTACTACGTAGCCACCTATGCCCAGTTGTAATAGCATCCACGCCTCATCTCTAAGGGGTGTCGCTAGAAGGCCTAAGGAGTCTCCTACGGCAAGTGTTAAGAAGGTTAGCATTGTGACAGGACGCCATGCAGCGACCAGCCAGTGGTTACTCTGGGCTTCTGAAGCCACTATTGAGTGTTGGCCTTCCAGTGAAGCACGTTCGTAGTCAAACACCTTCTGCATAGCCGCTGCTTGAACGTCTAAAAGGTGGCCTTTGGCTGCGAGTCGTTCTTCTTCACTGGTATGTAATTCATCTACCAACTTCGCAGCCGGTTTAAAGATACCAGCGATCAAATCTGAAATGACCATGCTATACTCCTAATAATTTAAAGATTGTTGTAATACCGATTGTTTTGATACCTAAAGTCAGAGCTATGCCCACACTTGTCCATTTTACAATAGAGATTAGGTTCTTAATATCTCGGATGCGTTCCCATTGTTTCTTATCAGAGTTCTTAAGGGCATCTAAGAGGACACGATTATGGGTTAATTCCCACTCATGCTTCTCGACCTTAAGATTCAACTCTTCCAAGGTCTTGTTTTCGTTCTTCATATGTGACCTCGTAATAAAAGAAAAGGGGATCCGAAGACCCCCTCGTGAGTGTTACGTAGGTGTATCTGTAACTAAGTCAGATGAACTAAAGTTATGACCAACTAAGTCAACAGACCCGCTGACATCACTAATAGCTGTCACTGAGTTCTCTATCTCATAGTAATGATCAGGAGCCGAAGCTAACAAGCTCAAGTCCTGAGTAGCACCTGAGTTGTAGATGGTTGCTAAGTTAGCAGATTCATCTGTGCTCCAGATTGCTACCTGATTGATAATAGAGTCAGTATAGTTATTGTGGATGTTGTTTGCTCGACCGATACGGAAGATGTTATCGCTAGGGTTTGCACCACTAATAGCACCTGTGTATCCATAGTTGGCGTTAGCTCCAATCGTAGACTTAACTACACCATCAACTGCTACCGAGAATCTACTGTAGTAGTCATTAATGTCACTAGAGGCACTACCAGTCGTTCCACCATCGAACGTAACCATGATATGCTGCCAAGTGTTCGCCGTTAACGCATTGCCTGCCACGGTAATTATACTGTTGTATACAGTCCCGTAGTTCAATACTAGGCTTACACCATTAATGATCTTAAGCGTGATAGCTCCACCATTATAGTCATCGCCTGCGCCATAGACTAACAATGTCTGAGTAGACGTTGTAGTACTAGGCTTAACCCACATACCAATTGTCCAAGCATTCCCATCACCATTAGTAGCTCTATCTAATGCGTTCATAAGAGTAGCATTACCTTGGAGGTAACTACTAGTACCATTAAAGCTAAGAGAGTTAGCGTTGGTGTAGGATGAGGCTGCTTCAGCTATTGTCACAGTCACTGTAAAGTCAACAGTTCCGCCTATAGCGTTACCAGCTTTACAATTCACTACGATAGTATCCGCAGAAGTACCTGCGAACGCTGGAGCTGTACCACTTAAGACACCTGAGGATTGGTCCAAAGACATCCATGATGGTGCGTCAGACTCAGCGAACTGATTAACTATATTGTCACTTGTAATGATCTGTAAGTTTAACACTTCAGCTTCAGTAACAGTTACAGTTTGATCAGCTACAGTAGGTACGAAGTCAACATTAGGTTGTGTACCTTGGCCTATAACCTGCTTAGTTATAATAGGTAAGTTAACAAAGTTAGTATTACCGTTAACACCGTAGTGTAGATTGATGTCAGAACCATCAGGGTGAACAACTGTAGTAGCTATTAACTCATCATTAGTCTCACTCCAAAGCTCTAAAGTGTTATTAGGCATATACCTTAAGCTCAATAAGCCTATCTCAGTACCTGCTCCACCTACACGATAGGAATCTATGGTTCCACCACCTGCTAAAAAGAAGCCACTAGCGGCTGTATTGTGTGACCAATTAATATCAGCAATGATAGACTCGTTAGTCTGATACTTAAACGAAGTGACTAGGTCATCCTCAGCAGTTATTACACCTGTAGCAGCTGCTAGATAATCCAGACCAAACGTTTCGCCTGCTCCTTGCTTATCCAACGGGATCATATACTGCTCACCAACTGAAAGAGATAAAGTTCTCTCTAGTATCGTATGGGTTAATACACCATTCATTACTCCTGACTCTGTACCTGCGTAGTCGTGCTTAATGTCCCAAAGGAAATCATTGTTGCTGATTATACCATTAGGAAGGACACCGTTAGCCCAAGTGTACATCTGTAGGTTAAATGAAGTTACAGCTAAAGCTATGTCAGTCTTAGCTATCTCTACTTCACCACCACCACTGTAGTCGATTAGAGTTAAGAAGCCTGAGCTATCAAACCTAATGCCTAAAGCATCACCGTTAGCTACTACGTATTTCGATCCTGAGTTAGTTGTAGTCAACGTACTATTTGAACCGTTTATGAAACCACCTGCGTAGCTGAAAGCTGTACCCCAGTTAGATGCAGTATTTGCACCACCATTATAAGCTACAGGAGTTTCTGCTCCGTCCCATATACCTATGATTAGGTTAGATCCGCCGTGACTTTGGAAATTCCACTTAAATTCTGATCCCTGTTCCAATGCTTGACCAAAGTATAAAGGCATCTGTTGATTAACAGTAGAGTCGTTAATAGATGTCCCTACAGCAGTGTTAGCATTAGTTCCGTATGATATAAACCAGCCGCTGCTAGTAGCCAGACCACTAGAGCCATTAATCATATTAGAAGCATCAATAGTAATCTCTGAAGCATCTGACATAACTAATACTAAGTTGTCACCTACGACAGAACCGCTTACGATTGTCGTACTAGAACCAGTAGCTAATGTTGATACGTCAACAGTGATTGTAGAAGAATCATCTAAAGTTAGTACAATATCACTACCTACGACTTCTCCGCTCACTATAACAGTATCTGTATCGACTGCTAAACTTGTAGCATCAACCGTGACCGTAGTGGCATTATCCATTGTTAAGACTAAGTCTGAACCGCTAAGCTCACCTGAGGCAACGAAGTTATTCTCATCAACACCTAAGGTAGTTACGTCAACTGTAAAAGACGTACCATCGTTCAGTCCTAGAGTTAAATCATCACCTGTTAAATCAAAGCTATTTACAAACGTATCTGCTGAAGTAAATCCTACTGAATTAGTAAAGATGTCATTTAACTGACCAACAGCTAGGTTTAATACAGAGTTAACAAACGAGCCATTAATACTCACAGCGTTAACTGGAAGACTTTCAACAATGATCTTTTGACCATCTTTAACTTTAATCTGGATAGTTGTACCGTTTGCTACAGCTTGTAAGGTGTTGACGGCATGAGGAACAAGTAATGAGTCTGTACCTAAAGATAAGTCTCTAAGTAAGATCGTAGCTCCTGTAGCGTCTAAACCGAAGTCCATAGCTTGATACTTTAAGTAAGGACTGATTAACTCAAGATCCTTATCTTCAAAGAGTCTGTTATGTACGATAGCTTGGTAACGTAGCTGACCAGTAGTAGGATCGACTGTATCACCTTGACGTACCTGAAAGACACCTAAGTCTGCATCATCACTCTCGCGTACCTTAACGATCTCCGCAAAGATAGTTGTACCTGCGTGGATCTCTACAGGGTGATCAAACCACCACTCGATTACATCATTAGGAAAGATTGTCTCATTCGCATTAGAGCGAGGAGCATTCCTTGGAAGAACCTGCATATATACCTGACGACCATTTACGGATAAGCGGTACTCAAGACGTACATCTGCATCAACCTGTTCAGCCGCTGTAGTGGTTATACCTAAGCCTGCTATGTTTACCCCAAAGAAGTTGCCACCGGTATAGCCTGTAGCTGTTACAGGGTTAGGATTGCCACCTAAGGGTAGATTAAATAGATCTGAATATACTCGACCACTAGGCGGGATAAATCCATCTGCACCTTGGTTCGAGGTTAAACTCTGGTCTTTAAGACCACCCCACATAGGATAGAAGTTTGTATCGTTTCCTAAGTTGGTAAAGAATATGTTTTCTGCACCTGACGACATCTTATGCTGTTCGCCTAGATATAAAGAGTTTAGAGTTGTTTCGATAGCTCGATCTGAGATTAGCTTACGAGAGGGTGCATCATATCTGAGATGCTTTAGAACTTCCGATTGTTCTACAGTAACGCCTGAGCCTGAATCTGCATCAGAAATGTAGTTAGGCACTATACGTCCTTGTTCATCGATAGTATGACTACCGAAGTCTTTTTCACCAGTATTATGTGACATATAATATATTTCCTTTTTAAAATGAAAGGGAGTCCGAAGACCCCCCTAGTTTAGCTTATTACTGTACCGTCAAATACTAATTGACCGAGGTTATTGATTGTTAGTTGTTTTGCAACTAAACCATTAGGCGATACGAGGTTAAGAGGTGTCGCTACTTGGACTATTTCATCTGTCCAAATAAGAACCTCTTCCTCTACACCGCCCAATGTTAGAGCTGATAAATAGTTTGTGCTTGTACCACCTTCTATTCTTACACCTGCTGAACCTTTAAATGTACTAATGTTACCAGTGTCATTAACACTAACTACATCCAGAAGAGGTCCTACATCAATTAGAGCTAGTTCAGCCGCAGCTAGTTCAGCCGCATCTTTAGCTGCTATAGCAGCATCTCTAGCATCTTCAGTTTGATCTAAGATAACCTGTTCAAATACAGAAGCATTAAACTCATTAATAAGAAAGACGACTTCATCAGACGGACTTAAAGGATTGTCAAAAGTTATAGATGTCGTACTTGTCTCTGTAAAAGCTGCTTGGCGAACACCGTTAACATAAACAGATATATTGTTTGTACCTAAAGCATAATTATTTACTAAGTTAAAAACAGTTTGACCTGCTGTAGCTAAGTAACTTTCCTTAAGGGTGATACCAGCAGACGG